TTTGCCGTGTTTGAAGAGTTAACAAATTTAAATCGTGTCAACAAGTTCGAAGAATTAACGGACGGTGTGAAAGTTCCTCAATCATCAGATACTGTATCTTTACAAAATTACGCTGAAAATCAATCAAGCTACGAGAGCACAAAAGATGTTACTACTTTTCCTCCTATTCCTTTTAATAAACAAGCAGATTATGTTGATCTTATACTTAAAGCTACAATTAAAGACGCAGAAAATAGAGGCATAAATAAAATTGCAATTATGCCATCAGAGGTAGGTGCTAACAATCGTTGGAATAAAACAGGCGATGCTAAGAAAAAATTTCAAAACCTCTATGACAAAGTTGGTGTTCAACAACTCAAAAACATTGCAAAAAAATATGGTGGTAACTTGGAAGAAGAATCTATTGTTGATACCACAAAAGGAGAGTTAGGTCTAAGGTTTTTGAATAAAGGTGTAGATGGTAACTTTCAGGTTTTAAGGGAGACAGACATAGATCCTAGTGTGACAATTAGAAGAGAAGATTTAGGTCCCACAAAACCACCTGAGGGGCTTAATGCATTTTTAAATGAAGAAATATTAAGGGTAGCTAGAGATTATGGAGATAACGAAGTAATTTTTAGAAAAGAGATAGCACCTGGTCAAACAATGGAATATTTTGTAAATATAAAAAAAGGTGATGTAATTGATGAAAGGTACGATCTTGTGCCGCTTGGAGATGCAGATAGAGCAGAGAATGCTACAATAATTATTGAAGAGTATAATCCACAGCTTGTAAAAATGAATGTCATAACTTTACCTAGGGTGGAGGATGCTAAGAAATCAGCTCCAATGTTTATGTTTAGGAAAAAAGAAGGTGGCAAAATACCTGAAGATAGGTTAGTTTCAATTACTGATATTTATGGTGATTATTAATGGTAGACAAATTCGATAGCACAGCAGATACGCCGTATCTTGCTCGTGATGCAAAAACAGTTGGCCCAGGTGGCGGTGAAGATTTATTAGCCGAGAATGTTGGCACGACAGTTGACGTAGAAAATCAACAAGCAGAGCTTGACGTAGAAATTATTGATGATGGTTCAGCTATTGTTGGCAAAGATAATGAAGAAACAGTTCAAGATTTTAACAGCAACCTTGCTGAAGTATTAGATGACTCCTATTTACAAGGACTAGCAAATGAACTTCTTGAAAAAGTAGACAACGATAAATCAACTAGAGAAGATTGGGAACAAGCTTATACAAAGGGTTTGGATCTCTTAGGTTTTAAATATGAAGAAAGAACAAGACCCTTTAGAGGAGCGTCTTCAGTTAATCACCCTATGCTTGCACAAGCGGTCACTCAATTTCAAGCAATGGCTTACGTTGAACTTTTACCAAGTGATGGTCCTGTAAGAACACAAGTTGTTGGAGCTAATACAACAGAACTTCAACAATCTGCAGAACGTGTCAAAGATTACATGAACTATGAGATTACTCATGTTATGGAAGACTACAATCCTGAGATGGATCAACTTTTATTTCAATTACCTTTATCAGGTAGTGCTTTTAAAAAAGTTTATTATGACGAAGTCGCAGGCAGAGCAACATCAAAGTTTATCCCTGCTGAAGACGTAATCGTACCATACGGTTGTTCAGATTTAGATTCTTGTGAACGAATAACACAAGTATTGAAAATGACAATGAATGACCTTCGTAAAAAACAAGTGTCTGGTTTTTATTTAGATAATGACACTATCAATTATGATTCAGGTAATCAAAGTGGTTTGCAGGAGAAAAAGGATTCTATTGATGGAGAATCACCAGGAACTTATGCAATGGAGGACATGGCAGAACTCTATGAACTTCATGTTGATCTAGACTTAGAAAATTTTGAAGATATAAATCCTAAAGATGGCGAACCTAGTGGTATAAAACTACCCTACGTTGTAACCATAGACAGAAGCACAAACAGTATTTTATCTGTCTACAGAAACTACAATGCAAACGATCCTATCAAAAGAAAGAATGAATATTTTGTTCATTACAAATTTTTACCAGGTCTTGGTTTTTATGGTTTTGGTTTAATACACATGATTGGCGGTCTAACAAGAACCGCTACTTCTGCTTTACGACAACTTCTTGATGCAGGAACATTATCTAACTTACCTGCAGGTTTTAAATCAAGAGGATTAAGAATACGTGATGATGATCAACCTTTACAACCAGGTGAGTTTAGAGATGTTGATGCACCTAATGGAATTATACGTGAAGCCCTTATGCCTTTACCTTACAAAGGTCCCGATCAAGTTCTCATGCAGTTACTTGGTTTTTGTGTTGACGCAGGAAAACAATTTGCAGCTGTTGCTGATATGCAAATGTCAGAAATCGGAAGCTCACAAACTCCTGTTGGTACAACCATGGCTCTTATGGAACGTGGCACAAAGGTCATGTCTGCTGTACATAAGAGATTACATTATGCACAGAAAAAAGAATTTAATTTATTAGCAAAAATATTTAAATTAGTTTTACCTCCCGTATATCCATACAACGTCAGTGGAGGACCTAGAGAAATTAAGATGTTAGACTTTGATGACAACATCGATATCTTACCTGTTTCTGACCCTAATATTTTCTCTATGTCACAACGAGTGACACTAGCACAAAACCAATTACAACTTGCACAAGCTGCACCACAGATGCACAATCTTTATGAGGCATATCGAAGAATGTATATTGCTTTAGGTGTCAAAGATGTTGAGCAAATATTACCTATTCCAAAAGGACCACAACCACAAGACCCTGCACTTGAACACAGCACTGTCTTACTAGGTAGTCCTTTACAAGCTTTTCAAGATCAAAACCATGAGTTACATATCAAAGCACATAGATTATTTTTATCCTCTGTTTTAGTGAAATCAAATCCTATGGCAGTGGTAAATTTAGTTTCACATATTAATCAACACGTATCTTTCTTAGCGACATTA